TGAGCAGCCGCCACCGCGGGGGAACACTACTGGTACATCGACCAGAAGCGGCAGCGGCGCAGAAGTGTAGTTGCCAAGCTCATCGGCAGTTTGCCCCTTCAGAGCTGGCTGCACAGTGCAGGTGTTAGCGATCGGGTCGTAAGATTCGATGATGCCTGGTAATGACACGCGGAGCATAGAGAAGATGGTATTTAAAAGCTGCGAACTCATCTGTTCGCTGCTTCCCACCTGAGAATTCAGAGAGACTGACATGTTTTCTCCAGGCAATAAAAAACCCGCCGAAGCGGGTATTAGAAAATTTGGACCTGTTTTTGCCGGGACAGGCTCCCGATTCCTGCTATTCCCCAACAGCCGGAAAAATCGTATTCTGTTCATTCCCCCGACAGCGCAAGGAATAAAGATGACACCTGAAAAAGCAGGCGGACATGTGCCAGTCAGGCCTATGCCCGCTCCAAAACCCCCAAGTAAGTGAGGTAAGAATGAGCCGCAACGAGATTCTATTTAACCTTTATTATTCGCATTATCTGGAGCTCATGAACGGTACGCTCATGGGAAGATTAGATAAATGCATTTCTCTTTTGTTAATGGTTCTCGGTGGCGCGGCATTCGCCTCTTTCGCAAATTATATTGCATTTGGTGCTTGCGTGGCTGCTGTTTCCGCTTTCCAGTTCGTTTTTCAGCCTGGTAATAAATCAGGTTTATCTCTTGAGCATGCCAAGAAATACCTGCAATTAGCCATGCTGGAATCGTCAATTGCGGATGATAGCGAGTTGCACAAGCGCTATCTGGAAATTCAATCACTGGATAATCTTCCGCTTAGTTTGCTGAAGAATGCCGCTTATAAACGTGCCGCAATTAAACTGGACCTAGATGACCAGTCGCCGCCTTTAAGCAAATTCGAAAGTTTTATAGCGTGGATTGCTGGTGATTTACCTGAGAATCACAGAAATGACAGGCAGAGTATACACCCCTGATCACGCACCGATTAGACCGGCCCCGAATCCTAAACCTAACCCACCCAAACCCAGCAAATAGCATTGCCCGCTTCGGCGGGTTTACTTCACCCGCTGGCAATCATACGTCCAGAACTGGCGCGGCTCGTCCATGTTGGTGCGGATCACCTCGACGTTGAGGATGGCTTTGCCATTCCGCTTTACATAATCCAGCCCAAGCCAGCGACCAACATTCGCATCAGGTAGCATCCACTGCATCATCACGTTGTCGAAATCATCCTTCTGCTTCAGGAACGTCATTTTCTGCGTTTCTGGCGCCTGGCCGTTGATATGCATGAGACCATCGTGCCCATCTGCAAGATTAAACGGACCACACTGCATGCCTTTTCCGAAGCATAGTGCCGGTAAGAAAATGATCGCAATCAGGTATTTTTTCATTCGTCCGTATAAACCTTGCTGATAGTACTGGATGACTGCAAATCTTTGGCTCCCTTGGCGAGGCATAGCAGATCCATGTACCAGTTTTTACCCCGGGTATCACCAGTATAATCAATGCTGCCTACTGTGTAATCACCATCCGTGTTAATTGAGGCTGGCTGAGCGCCGGTCAGCCCATCAACCGTAAGATTGCCATTACTGGCGCTCTCGCTCAGTGCGCCGCCACTGGTACCAATCTGCTCGTTGGAGAGTGAAGCGCGGTAAACTGAGGCCTGATCCAGCCGAATTAGCCCGCCCAGCTTGATTTTAGGATTGATGAGGCATCGCACGTTAACGCCTGCGCCCATGGTCTGCTGTGGCATGCCGATAAGGCCAGTGTTGGCATTCAGCACTACCACCTCATCGATATACTTCGTTTCCGGCACCATGTTGATCTGGTTATTTTCATACCACCAGTTAGCGTTACACTTACCGGCAATACTATACATAAGATCTGAAGTGTTACCCACAAGCACGCGGCCGCGCGGAAAAACGGTGTCCGGAAAATCCGGCACGGATCCGGCAGAAATCCCAAAGGGCTGATAAGACTTCATCCCCGCTTCGAAAAGGTCTTTATACTTCCATCCCGCCGCCACAGTGGTGCGCACGCCCGCATAAAGATGCCCCTGCCAGCTGTCTATGCACTGAATCAGCACCCAGCTGTCGGTAATGTTGTCTTTACCGGCAACGGTGAAGCGAATATCGCCATTAAAAATCAGCCCGACATTCTGATCAGGGTAGTTACCGTTTTCATCTTCATTGCCATCATAGCCCGCGATCACCTGAATCCGGCTGAACTCCCTCGCGAGAATGCGGTTCTGAGTCGCGGGTGACAGGTTGTAAACTTTGAAGTCACCAACAAACCCGTTAAAAATGGTCGCCGGCATTTTCTGGATATTGAAGGTTACCTTAAGGTCGCTGAGCGATATGCCATTACCCTTATCGTCGAGCAGCTGCAGCTCAAAATGGCGCATCCAGTTAAGTGACATAGTTACTCCGTTTCAATAATGAGGTGGCTGCCGATCCCGAGGTCATCTTCGGTCGGGTATTCCTGTCCGTCGACATCACAGACGACAAAAAGGGAAAAGCCGAGCCCCAGATAAGCATATTGCGACAGAAGGTTTGCACCGGTAACCAGCGGTATGCTCCCCGCGATGAGTGAGTCACTGCTGTCACTAAGGTCCAGATACCAGCATCCGGCGCGCCATATGACCCGGAATTTATAAATGTTCCCGGCTATGGTGGCACTCATTGACTGATTTTGAGGCTGTAATGGAAGTTCGGTATACGTCATGGGCCTACCCTGCTAACGGCGGCAACCGTTTTACTAAGAACCGATTCCGAAGGCTGCTTCGGCGTTTTTACTCCACCATCCTGAACCGCGCTGGTATTGGCTCCCTGCGTCATGTTCTGCTTTGACGCACCGGTGATGGTCTGTGCCTGGGTAAAAATCATCTCGCGGAGCGTGACTGTTGCCATCAGCACGTTTTCCGTGGCTTTATCCGTTGTCACTTCCAACACGCGGATCATCATGTCGCTGTAAAGACGCTTTCCCGTAACCACGTCAAACGGCTTTTTACTGCGCTGCAGATCCAGCAGCTGGCTGTAAATTTCCTTCGGGCTGGTACCGACAGAGAGGCCGATGGAGGACGTGTTGACCATGTCCAGCAGCGAACCGCCGCCGGAGAAGCCAATTTCCATCACCAGTTCAGAGGCGCGCCGGAAGGCATGATCGGCCACGTAGCCGGCTCCATCTGCGCTGGCACCTGCGGCGGATGAGGTCGGTCGTTCGACGGGGTGCTCGGTGATTTCCAGCACGTCGCTGTGCTTTTCGGAAATCACCACGTCAGGGATGATAATGCCGATTTTCCGGCTGCGCTGATGCAAAAGAACGGAAAGAATATCCATCAGCCGTTACCTCTCGAAAGCTGCTGCGTTGCCCGGGCGCTGACCTGATTTTGTTTCTCAGCCACGACATTGCCTGCCTCGCGCGGATCTGAAACGCCGTGGATATTAATGTTGGTTTCCATGCTCACTGAAGGTGATACAGCTCCGCTCGCAGCCCGGCTAATCAAGTCACCTGAATAGATGTTTCTTCCATTCTCATGGTGAATGATGCCGTTCATCAGCTGCGACAGCACCTGAGGATTTTGCATATTAAGTGCTGCATCAGGGCTCACGCCGAGGCTGCTGGTGATCGCCTTGATATAGGAGGCAGTATCGTTTTCATTACCCGGCGCCCACGTTGAGATAATGCCCTCAACGGAATTAATTCCGCGGCTTGCGTAACGCAGCAGCTGTTTAGCCATTGCCTCAAGCCCGTCATAAGCCGTACGGAATTTCGCAAAGCGCCCACCCGGCCCTTCCAGTTCAGCACCGCGCTGCCCAACGAAGTTGAGATTCCCCGGATTGTTATTTCGCTCGCCGCGCTTCAGTTCTCCAGCTGGCAGCCCTGCAGTATCATCACCACCAAACCATCCTGTTACGGTCTGACCGATGCTGCGTGGATCAAAGCCGGTTTTATCTTTGATCCAGCCCGCAACGCTGTTAGCACTTGATGAAACGCCCGGCAAAGCATCTGGTTTGCTGCTGTGCTGAGACAGAATTTGTTTGCCAATGCTGACCACGTCAGACCAGCGCCCCTCATTCACTGCATTCAGTAAATCAGCGATCAGACTTAGCATTTTTCCGAGGTCACGCAGATTGCGCATCGCATCGGTAAACTCGAACTTCAGGCTCCACGTTTTGGGATCGATACCAAAAAGTTTCGCGGCCTGAAGCGACACATCCTTAATCGAAGAGATGAAACCATTGACGCCTTTCACAGCGGCATCAATTTCCGGCTTCCATTTGCCCCAATCGATAAAGGATTTCCCGCCCTCTTTCCATGTTTTATAGTCATCCCACAGGAGCGCCACAGCAGCCACGAGGCCCAGCACCCAAGTGATAGGAGAAGCATACATAGCGCGATTGAGCGCCCACCACGCGAGTGTGAGACCGCCAATCAGCTCGATAAGGTCACGCGTACTGTTATCCAGTGTTCCCCACCACTCCCTGAGGTCGGAAGCCCCCTGCATCAGGCGAAACAACAGCTGACCGATGCCGTCTCCGAGGGCGAGAATGAATTTAATCCCGCTGGTCAGCGCACCTTCAATTTTCGGGAAATTGTCCAGAATCTGGCGGCGCAGGTTGTCAATTGACCCGGCCAGTCCATCCGCCAGATTTGAACCAATTTTATCCCGCGCCATGCCAGCCATCTGACCGAATGAGCGCAAAGAGGTCATGAAACGGTTGGAGCTGACGGCGGCCACGTCCGCGTTGTACCCGATCGCCTTCGTCATCTGCGAGTACTGCGCACTGAACTGGCCCACGCCGCGGCGCATCGCCATCAGCGTGTTTTCATCAATGCCAAGCATCTGCGCGTACATGTTGGCGCGGTAGTAAGGCATATCACGCAGCTTGTCGCCCACGCTGGTAAAAACGCTGGCCATGTCGCGCATGTTGCCTTTGGCATCACGCGTCTGCACACCCAGGCGATTCAGGAAACCTTCGGCGCCGGGATTGTTGCGCATAAAGCGGGATAATCCCTCCAGCGCGCCGCGTGCCCCCTCGACCGTTCCGCCCAGCTGAGACACCGCATAACCAATCTGCTGAATGCCCGCAACCGTTGCGCCGGTGCGCTGTGACATCCAGTAAAGGTTATCGAGTCCGCTGGCGATTTTGGCCGTGAAAGCCACCACAGAAAGCGCTGTAGCCTCAATGGCCGCCCCTGCTTTTACTGCATTAAGCGTGACGCTGGCCAGCGTGGCATCGAATTTCTTTGCGCCAGAATCGTCTACCTGAAAGCCCAGGCTGATGAGGAAATCTTTGATGACATCAGCATTCATTTGCAGCTCTCCAGCGGGCTATGCGTGCCTCGTTATCATTTTCGAGATCAAGGTAATCGGCGGCTTCAGCAATCCGGCACAGGTCAACTGCGCCGGACTCCAGATCCCGGAAGTCGATCCGGAAGGCTTTCGCCACCCTCCAGATCATATCGCTACCGTCAGGCAGCGTGTCGAGCGTCAGCCCTGAGGCTGCTGGCCCTCCGTCACGC